TCTTCGCCCTGACCGGTGGACAGGCCGACGCCGGTGTCCATGTCAAGCTGGAACGAGCCGGACCCCTGCATTTCTTGCCCTGATTCCAAGGCAACACAGGAGCGGATCGAAGGAATCGGGTTGCCGTTGTCAGAGTACGTGTCAAGGTCGTACTCATAGACGTTGTTGCTCTCCCAGTCTCCGACGAGATTCTTTCCGGCAAAGTACACGTGGCAGCGCGGCCTGATCCGCCTCAGTTCGCCTGACGGATGCAGCCATGCCCGCTGGTGCCATTCTCCTGTGGTGATGTCGTAGGCCCACGTCTCGTTTCCAGAGTTGGACGACAACACGTAGAAACTGTGGCCTTCCTGTGAGTAAGTGAAGGCTTCCGCATCGGACATGTCCGGCCACTGGGCAATGGCGTACTCGATTGCCGGGGTTGAAATCCGTTGCGGCGCACCACCGGAAATCGTCCAGACACCACCGGCCCCACGGTCGTCGGAGCCGAGCCAGAACACCGTGTCCATTTCGGCAATGGAGTCCTTGGCGGCACAGCCAATCTCGAAGAACGCCCCATCGATGCGGGAGAACGGGTTGTCCACGCCCCCGGCGTCGTACCACTGCTCAAGGGAGTTGGTGCCGAAGAAGTAGATCGTCCGCCTTGCCACTTTGACACCGACCATCGTGTCCGGGGCTCCGTTGGTCGCCTGGATGTTCAGCGGGTCGAACGTGGTCGTATTCACATCCGTCCAGATGTAGAACCCGGAATCGTTCTTCGTTGCTACAAAGTGGTCATCGATGAAGTCCACCATCCCGACGTTCGTTGCCACAAGCGTCGCCGTCGTTCCTGTCAGGGTCAACGCATAAAGGCTTCCGCTGGATGCGACCATGATGTCCGATCCATTGCCGGTGATTGTCACCGGCCTGGAGTCATCAGGAATGGCGCCAATCGAAGTCAATGCGCCAGTCGTGTCAACCTTATAGACATTGCCGCCAGACACGACAATGGCATAACTCTCGGAAACCTTGTGGAATCCCCTGATGCCGGCCCCTGTCGGCGTGATCCACGGAGTTGTCAGCCCCGGGCAGCCGATGAGTTGACCTGGCGCCTTTCCCTTCCCACCCTCCAGGTACCAGTTGATGCACCGCTGGGTGGAGTAGTTCTCCGACCTACCGCGATAGGCTGGACCGATGAATGGGATGGACTTCATGAGATGAAGATATCGCCGCGGCTGTTCTTGTTCGGATAGTCGATGTCAAGCTGCGGAATCCTGGAGTTGGTCCGCTTCAGTGTCCGCTTCGCATTCGCCGCCGCAGCGTAGAGTTGTGGAGACGGAACGACGTTGAAGTCGGGAGCCATCTCGATGCCGAGCGCGAATTCGATGTATCGCTGATACCCGTTCGGAAAGACGTAGGCCGTTGTCAGGTCCGTGGCCTGCCCACCGGATTCCGGCGTGATGAGATGCACTTCGACAGCTTCGGTCGGAGCCGGCCAGAAGTACAGCGTACCGGTCGGTGAACCACCGTCGAAGAAGCATACCGAAGGCGCCACGGACGAATAACTCGTCTTCTGGCAGATTTCGTTGTACTCCGGCTCGCTGATCGGGTTGAGTGGATAGTCGGTGCCGTTCAACCTGGAAAACGAACCGCGGAGAATCTTCATCGGTCGGGCGATGTCGATTTCCTGTGCCGGACCGATGGTCATCGATGTATCTCCGGCCGTCAGCGTGAACGTCGTATCAACGGTCGTGTACGCGAAGAATCCCTCGTTCTCAAGAGCATCCACCAGTGCATTGAGACGGCGCAGGCCCACATCAGCGTCTTCGGCGGAGACGGTTTCACCGGCCGATAGCATGCCAATCTTGCTCATCGCGGATTCGATGATGGTCAGTGCTGTTGCGGTCATTTCTTCCTCGGCCTACCCGGCTTTCGTTTGGCGGGTTGTTCCACGTGAAACGTGGTTTTTGAATACTGCTCGACAACTGGGAATTGAACTGGATTTTGTTGCAGGATGACAGGCTTCCACCCCCTGCCGACCATATAGTCCATGTCGGACTTCGAGTACACGGCCCTGCGTTCGCCGTTCTTCTCGATGAGGCTGAAGAAACTCACTGTTGCCTCTGTGGGTCGTTGATTCCACCGGGCTGGCTCATCAGGAACTCGTGGAAATCGCCCGGATAGACGTTGCCGTTCTTCCCGTAGTGATCCAGCTTGAGCCACGGGATGATCCAGATTTGTTCGCCCATCTCGACCATTCGGCGGGAGAACGCATAGTCCTCTCCATGCCAGATTCCGTCGATCACGCCATGATTGAACAGATCGACGCCGCCCTGGTTGATGCGAAGGTCCGGGTACCTGTCCCTGAACCTGTTCACAGCAGCCAGTGTCACTTTCAGGAACCCTGCCGGAATCCTCGTTGCTGCCAGGCACCCGTCGCTGCGACCCATCGGCTGGTCCGTCTCCGGGTCGGTTTCCAACACCCCCATGTAGGTGATGTGCTCGTCGGTCTTGAACCTGTATGTGCCGCAGACGATATCGCCGGGCTTGAGGATCAGTTCCAACAGGTCTTGTGGGCGCCATCCCATGTCGTCATCGATGAAGATGAACGTATCCGCGCCGGCTTTCATCGCCTTGGAGAGCATCGTCGCCCGCGCCGCGGAGATGTATGGACACCCGACCTCGAAAACCGTCTGGTGGTCGATGCCGTGGCTGTCCAGCAAGGGAACTGACGCCTCCAGCGACGCCAGGTAAGCGTCCTTGGGGCGCTCCAGCGTCGGCGTGCAGATGGCGACTTTCATGTCGTTCCTACGGCAATCAGATTGAAAGTCGTGTCTTCAGTGACATGACAGGACTTGTACCCCGCCACTTCGTAGGCTCGTTCGAGAGACTCTTTGACGAATCCGCAGTGGTGGGCCATGTAAGGCATCTTGTCCAGCACGCGAACCAGGCCGTAGATCATGTCCATTCCCGTGACGGGGCCGGACGGTGCTTCATAGACAACCTTGTCGGTTGCCTCGATTCCCTTGAGGTTCGGGACGATGGCGATCACGATCCCGCCGTCCTCCAGAACCCCCCTGAATCCTTCCAGGGCTTCGATGACTTGTTGCGGGTACAGGTGCTCCAGCGCGTGGTTTGAGAAAACCACGTCGTACTTATCCCCGCAGGCGACTTCCACATCCAGCATGTCGGCCACGATGTCCGGGCCATGAATGGGATCGATGTCGAGCCGCGTTTCAATGGCTCCAGCGAACCACGCCGGAAGCGGGGATTTCCCGCAACCGACGTGGAGCACTTTCTTGCCAGCGAAGGCTTCCACAGGAAGCCCTACGCAGCACCCTTCCACAGGCCAAGGGCGGTCAGCGTGTTCATGATCTCGATGATCGCTGCCTTGGTTGCCGTGTCGATGGCCGTCGAGGAAGCGGTGGACAGCAGGCTGGTCGCCTGAGCCGCCGCCGCCCGTTGGGCCGCAGGGGTGATGCCGTAGAAGGCAACCTTGTCGGTGACAGCGCCACCGATCTGGCAGCCATCCGCGCTACCGTAGTCAAGACGTTCGTACGTGGGCATGTTGATCTCCTATCAGACTTCGCCATCGACCATGCGGCAGGCCCATTCGGGTCGCAGCGCAGCCATGCCGTAGAGCATGTCGATACGCATCAGCATCTCGTCATTGCGGATGTCCGAGGCTTGCCAGACACGCAGCGACAGACCATCCTGACTCCGGCGAACGCAGCGGGCCGCGTCGTCCATGATCGGCAAGTCGGCGGTCACGAACTGGAACGCTTCCTTGTGATACATGAGGCCGGTGGGGTAGGTCTTGGCAGCAGTCAGGGCCGCATTGCCGTTGGTCGGCGTCAGGGTCTTGCTGTTGAAGTCCGTGGTTGCCAGTTGGGTGCTGGTGACCGAACAGACGTTCTGCTTCGGGCCGGTGAGGTAGAACGGCGGATACACCGTCATGTCGCCACCGGAACCCGTGCCGGCTGTGTTGGTGAACGTGCGCAGGTAGCCAAGCGATTGCTTGGTTTCCGGGTGGCACGCATACACGCCTGCAATGGTGAACGTGCAGTTCAGGGCCAGCGTCACGGGCGACGCAGTGTCCGCCGAGAGGGTCGTGCCGCCATCGGTCACGCCGGCCGCCGCGTCGGTGGTACCCGTCACGTCAGACGATGAGCCAAGGGTCCAGCAACGGTCGTTCTCGTACCAGTCCGCTCCGCCAGTGCGCCCCATCATGCCTTCGCGGTACTGTTCCTTGATCTGTTGACCGTCATGGAACAGGCCCTTCAGGCCGTTGACGAGGTTCGCCATCGTGTTGGACGGCACCTGAACGTAGCGATTGCCGTCTTTCGGGGCAAGGTGCTGGTTCAGACGCGCCCGCGCGATGCCGGGAACCGTCAGGTCGGTGATGTTGCTGGTGATGGTGCTGTTGCCCGCCGTGTTGGCGACCGCCTTCGTCCAGTAGGCAATGGCGTCGCCTTCGATGGCGGACACCAGAACCTTGACGGCCGGCTCGATGTAGCGGCGGCTGAAGTCATCGATGGTCAGGGCCAACTCTGCCGAGTTGAACCGCATGTCCACGTGATCCTGCGTCGCCACCGTGATCGTGGTGCTGGCCTCGTCCTGGTCCTGCACGTCCATCACACGGCTGCCCGTGGTGCGGACGTACTGGTTGGGCTTGCGGACTCGCAGCGAAGAGCCGATCTTGGCTCCGGTTTGCGCAAAGCTGGAATCGTACTGTCGATCGACAGTGGCGATCATCTGCGCCGTCTCGTGTGCGACACGCAACGCTTCCCGCGTCACCATGTCCACAGTGAGAAGGGTATTGCTCATGGCTGTTCCTTACGTCAGCCCCCTCGACTTGATCTGTTCCCGGCGCCATTTGGCGAATTCAGCGTCCGTCATCTTCGACGGGTCTTTCTCCGCCAGACTCTTTGGTTTCAGGGCTTCGATCGGTTTTGGGGCACTGCCTGGTTTGGGTTTTGACTTGTCGGTCAACTCGCTTTCGAGGCGGGCCAACCGCTTTGCCTGCTTGATTGGGCTCAGGTCCGCAAGCTCTTCAGCAAGATCAGGGTTCTTCCCTAGTTGGTACAGCAGCGCGGTCGGGTTCTCGGCGACTTCGAGGACGACTTCCATGAACGGGCTGGGTGCTCCGTTCTTCTGCACGAACGGGCCGACTTCGACAGCCAGCGCCTTCAGTGCATCGGTGAAGTCCGCGTGGGCCTTGACACCTTCC